AGCCGTTATCTCCCCACGCCACCACGGTGCCATCCGACTTCAAGGCCACGGTGTGATCCCCACCCGCCGCGATGGCTTTTATTGATGAGTTCCATGCCCCGCCTAAAGCGTTTTGAAACTCTTTACCATCTAATGTTAAGCAGTATAGCGGAGGACCTATTGTGCTTGTTTTAACAGCGGCAGGGCTTTTAGCTTTCTTTATTTTTTTGTAAAGACCAAAACTATTTCCATATAGATCCTGCTTAAACTGAACTTGAGTAAGGTCTATTGAATATAAAAGATAATCAATCTTTTTTTCTACAGGTAAGTAATTACTGGGCGATTTTTCAAATACATCTTTATTGTCCCATATAGTTTTTTCACTACCTGTAAAAAAGTCGTAGTTATCAGTGCTTCTCGAAATCCCAGTAGGGTCTATCAAAAGGGATTCAGATCTTGATTGATAGCCTTTGAACTTAGTAATAAAGTCTGTTAGAGCATTACCGAATCCGGCAGAGTTTGTTTGGCTATTTTTGAAATAGGTTACTACGGAAAAGTAACTAAAAGGGTTTTTAAAAAAAGTTCGACTTAATCCGCTAATATTACCATACTTGTTAGGGTCTGGAAACACGTAAATAGTATTAGGTTCAATAGAGGCTACATTTCCCTGTATATCATAGGAAAGAAAGTTTTGTATCCCCAACTTATTTGGTTTGAAAAACCCGCCAATTTGTTGTATAGATTTTATTTTATCACTCTCTACTTGTTGAATAGTAGGAAATCTTCTGTTTAAATAGTTTTTAAATGTATCTGCTTCAAATAATTTGCCATATACAAATTTTGAATCTGAGTTAGAAGAAAGGTAATAAAATTCAGTACCGGAAAATGTTTCCAGCGCCTCTTTGAGATAGTCAATCTTAAGATTATTTTTATCTAAATTATTAATAAGATCAGTAAAATCCTGATCTTTTAAAAATTGTAGATCATCACCTGTAAGACTAATATTAATTGAAAAATTATTACCAAGCCCTTGTAACAAAACCGGGTACTTTTGTATTTCTTTTACGACACTAGCATCAAAGTTAATAAACAGGTCTGGGTCAAAATCGTATTCATTACTATTAAAATATGTTTTCCGATCGCCGGTAGCATTATAAGCCGATGCAGGAAAGGTAGGATTAATATCGAAATAATCTGTCTCAACATCGTAAAGATCTTCAAATTGAATATCTAAAGTCTGTTTAAGAGAATTTCTTGTTATTCCCTCTTCTACAAACAGCTTATTTATTTCCGGGTCGAGAAAACTATTATCAATAACATCTTTAATAAGTTTTTCGATAGATTTATTAGAGTTTTTTATATTATACTTGTATACAGCAAATTTTGCTTCGTCACGTTGTGCAGCATAATAAAGACATATATCCTTTATTTTTCTTACAAATAACGGTATCACAGCAGCGATTTGTTGAGGGTCGCTGTAGTCAGCATTCGATACAAATCTGCGCTCTTCTTGAGTAAAAATATTGATTGCAATATTTTTAAATAAGGAAGAATATAAATTTTGAATACTATCCTTATCAGTTATATTAGTCGTATTGCTAGTCTCGCGCCACCGAAGAATGTATTTTTTATACTCGCGAAGAAGAACTTTAGGTTCGGATTCTAACCCAATAAAATATTGAATCCATTCAAGAAAGGTGAGCGGTGAATTTCTATCAATAGCATCAAAATTATTTTTATCTTCAACTATAGATCTTTCGATTCTAAAGTCTCTTAAATCTAAACTTTCAGTATCAGAAATGCTAAATTCCATATTACTCTAATTATTTAATTATTAAATGTAATGTTAGCACCGCTCGTAAACAGTCTCAATCCTTTAGTTAATTCGTAGTTAATAATATTATCCATAATACCATCGTCACTCGACCAAGCTGAATATGAGCTGGTATAAAAACTTAATGTCATAGTAGAATCATTCCAGTTAATTACTGATTCGTATATTGACCCTTCTGGCTTACTATCTAGAAGATAGAACTTATAGTAAGCATCTATTTGTATGCCCGATACACTGGCAGGAGCCTGTATTTTCCAACCCCACGCCTTGTTGTAGGCGGACAGAGGTAATATTGATGATAAATTATAACCTGATAGCTTAGCAGTTTTTACTAAATTATACGAACCACTATATTTTTCGTATGCAATAACCCCACCACTTATTGGAAAGGTACCTGTTACCGGATCTATGAGGGCACCAACATTTTTCCCAATTTTTGTAATAACATTGCCTGGTGAGTTAAAGTCGTTATCAAACTTATTTGTATCACCAAATAGCTTTTTGTGCTTAATACTGAGTAAATCTACAACACGTTTTACCTGGGCTGGATATTCGTAATTAACAGGTTCTAATGTAACGCCGACCTCATTACACATTGATACAAGCGCTTGAACATTAGCAGTGTCGATATTACTATTATTATCTGTAAAGTTAGCTATTTTTTCATATATAGTCTTACCCAGCTCATAAGGTTTACTTTGACGATCACCAAATGAGTAGCCGAGTAAGTTATCAAACAACTCAGTATAATTTAACTGACGTTCTTGAAATCGTAAACTACCCCAAAATGATTTAAAATCAAAATCCTCGTTTATTTTAGTGATATTATATTTGCCGATGTTGGGCAAGATATTAAAGGAGTTACTTGCACCTGTCACGACCCTGGTAGTTGAAGCAACATATACACCTGTGTTAGGGTCCCAATATTTAGGATCCTGCACTCGTACAGAAGCTTTAAAGATAACGTTATCTGCAGCACTAGGGCTAATATAATAACCTTTAAAGTAACCGCCCACGTTTGATGGGGCAGCAGAAACGAAATTAGAATAAAAAGTACCATTAAGCAATACCGAACCGGACACCGCGCTTAATGAAATAACATAATTTGCTCCTGTGTCACCTGCTGTAAGAGTTGGGTAAAACTTTGTTGCAAATCCATCACTATCTTCCAATTTAACAACAAACGGTATACTTGTATGCTGCCAGCTAATTACAGGTATGTTAAATGTGCTAAGAACAGCGTCTCCTTCTGTATCAATGCCGTTAGTAGAAAATGATAATTTATTTGCTGAATTATAGCGTATAAATGTATTAGGTATAACTGCAGGTTTTAGATTGAAGTAATTAGCACCTACAAATTCTTTTAAATTTTTATCTATAGTTAAACTATCCACTATTTTAAGTGAGTTAAGACTATTAAAAATAATTACAGGCAATTCGCCTGATGAAAGGTAGTTTTTAGGTTCATCAGAAGTAAAATAAGGTGTAGCATAACCAGTGCTACCTGCGACAATAGCATCCGGGTCAGTTGAAAGACAGCGTTTGTAGTCGCCGTTAGAGTTTTTATTAACGTAAATTAATGTATTAGTGGTTTTAATCTCGGTAACAGGAACGTATTCATAACTAGATCCTGCCAACCGCCTCTCCAAAAATTTTGTATTCTGCACAAGATGCGACCATTGACTGCCATTGTAGTTAGCAATATCAAGTATGGGAACAAGTCCTCCGGAAGCGTACATACTGACTGTATAATCGCCATAAGTATTAGAAGCTACTGTACGCCAGGAACTTTGCCTTAATAAAGTGTAACTGCTATAATGGCCGGATTTTACATTAAAAGCCGACGGTGAATCCACAATGAGATTGTCGTAAATGTAGTCAAATGCAGATATACCAGGTACGTATGAGTTACTTACCGCATTGCCTTTTTTATTATAAGCTATGAGTGAAACTCCATATATGCCAGGGAATTTATAGGTGTGTCGAGGTTGTAGTTCCTTTGAAGTTGTACCATCGCCAAAATCCCATAATACATTCCTTATGGAGAGGGTTTGATCTGCAGCAGTTAAGTTAGGTATGAAAGTAAAATAGCTCGTAGGAAGTGTGTAACCTGACAGAGAAACATCACCTTTATAATTTAAAACTTTTACGTCAACACATGAAGTACTCATTCTGATACCAGTTTTATTTTCTCAACAAAATTTAATGAGTCTCCTAAGTACGGAAATTTAAAATAGGGTAACTGTATATTTTGTTGGTGTACTTCTATATCAACCTCTGGATACACAGGATTAAAAATTAATAAACTTATACCTGCAAAAGAGGTTGATGTGCTACCGTCTACCCTCACGGTTTTAAAATTTTTTACCCCTACTATTGATATTATTTGGCTAGATAATTCTGTAAGATCAATAAATTTACCTAAATTGTCATTTGTTATCTTAAAGTAATTTATAAAGAAATTTGCTATCTGTGTTTGTATAGATATAAAGTTACGTTTCAGTGCACCATCTACAGTAACTTCAAGATAGCTGTTGTCCGCCACGCTTGGTGTGAGAGGTAGACCAAAGGTTTTAATACCAAAACCTACTTGTACATATACAGGATCAACAGGCACTATCTCTGATGTAGCAATCTTATATGGATTAATTTTATCGATTATAAATTGTTTTTGAGCTGTGTTTAAATAATTAACTCTCGTAGTTAAAGATGTAACTCTATCAATTCTCGGTACAGCATATAGGTATAAATTATTAAAGTTACACCCAGTACTAAATTTAACTTGATTAAACATTAATCTACTCTCTTGAGAGGGTCTTTCAACCCCTAGATCGAAGTAATATTTTAAGTGACCCTCTACAAACAATCTATTATTAACTACCCTATTACTACTAATAATATTACTGAAATTGCGCTTAATAAAAGTTTGAATATCGTCAGTGGTAGCTAGTCTATATTGAGTTTTAAAGGTGTTTACGGCATTTTCCCTTATATTATCAACCCCTTCAAGATCTTGAAACTGCGTAGATGGTGTATTATTTGAAAATTGTAGTAAGGCTGTCTCCGTAGTTGTAGCAAGTCTTAAGTTTGTAGCTAGCGTATCTTGAATAATAGTTTGAAAACGAGACGAAGTATATTCTGCTATTAGTTCTTGATTAAGTACATTGGCAGTAACCTCACCTCTTGTACCGTCAGTTTTTAAGTAATAAATTGCTACGTCGTCGCCTGTTTTTAATTGCCTACCAAACGTGTTATTACCAAATTTAATTTCGTATCTACCATTCTCGTTTAATCTTATTTCGTATTTTTTGCTTTGAAAATTTTCTAAAAACAATGAGTCAGTAGAATCATATTTAGTATACCTGGGGTTCAAAGCTGTATTATCTCTTACATATACATCTATATTAAAGTGGTCAATTAGTTCATTATTACCATCTCTATCAACTGCTAAGATAGTTAGCTGTTCGTAAGGTTCACCGATTGCGGTGTAAGTAGGATACTCCACGTAAGTTCCTTGATACAGCAGTGAAGTGTTAGAAAATTCGGTTAAAGCTTCCTCACTAGAGACTGTCTTAGTGAACGTCTTATCCTCATTGAAAAAGTAATCTATTCCATTAATTGAAAAATATGAATACCTCGGTATTGTATAAGAACCTGTTGTTAAATTGGCTTGCGCTAGTACAGAAAAATTTAGTGTTGCCGTTTGATAACCTATTGGTTTGTAGTTCAATAACTTTACTATTTTATTAATATTTTCATTTAAAGTAGCCTGAGAATATATACTTTCGCTGGCTGTTTGATTTAAATAAAATAGAAGTACATGATAGGAGTACGCAATTATATCAATAACTTGATTAATATTACTGCCTTCAAAATTTTGATCAGTAAAGACGTCCGATGTATTAAGTCTATCAATAATCAGTCTCTTTAGACTCAATGCATCGAAGGCTGCGTAACTATCATTTGTAAGTTCAAATGTATTTTTTGTTGCCATTATATAAAGGTAAAACCCAAATTATTTAGTTTGCCTGTAAGAGCGACTCCCGTATTTCTTAGAGCAGGTATAATTATATCTATATCAACTATATATTCGTTGTTGTCTGGATCTATGTATATGGTTAAGTTTTCTATTATTACTCTAGGCTCGTACGCCTTAACACTCGCATGTATGGCTTCTCCTATTAAGTCGCCGGTAATCTCGCTTACTGCCTCAAAAATATATTTACTCACATCCGAACCGTATTCCGGATTTAAAATTTTTTCACCCCTATTAGTGTTAAAAAGATTCTGTAAAGAGTTTGTAATTGCTTGAACATCAAAATCAGCAATTAGGTCGTTATTTTTAATGCCCGAAAAATATCCCGTTCCGCCTGGTTGACCGAATTGTAGATCTAATCGAAGATCTTTGAATACTTTGTTCTCGCCAACAGCAATATTCAACGGTAGATCAGTTATCTGTATATTAGACATTATTAAATATTTATCACTATAAAATAGAAACCAAAAGAATAAATATTGTTGTGAACACAAAGAAAAGATTCTTAAAATTGTATGAGAGTACTATTAACCGGTTTACAAACGGTGGTTTTTTGACAGGAGATGTGGTTAAACTTAAACCTAACGCATTTAGGCATAAAAGCTTTGGGGATAATAGCGAAATAAAGGATCAAATTAAAGCTATAATGAGCTCCGATCTGCATTTGAGAGTAACCAACGTTAAAAATGCGTATCCTGCTGTGATGGGAGCCGGCAACACAGATTATATTAACCCAGAAGGCAGAATGGTTGATATTGCGCAAGAAATAGCTCCTGGGAGATACTACAACACTATTACTGTGCCTGGAGAAGTTCTCGAAAGAGTTACCGACGGTGATGCTACTAATAGCCTTCCTTCTATTCCTAATTCATTTAAAAAACCGGACCCGTCACAGATTAAGCCCACTGAAGTTAAAAATGACCAACATAATCTGTTAAATAAAAATGTTAAAATTCCTTCCGTTGATGCCAAGTCTACAACGAGTATGTATCTTCCTAATCGTTAGCTAAAAGGTTAATCATACAGGCATAACAATTAATTTCCTGATCTATTACAAATGCAGATTTGTAAAGGTAGTCGGAAACTATAAGTAAATATATTTTTTTCTTCTCTTCGTTAGTTTCCTTAGAGTCTATATAACGAAATAACTCTCTCAAAATAGTAACGTAGTCGCTATTAAATTTTATCTCACTTGCAATTAAATATTTTCTCAGCTGTCCTAGATCCTTCTTTTTAATGTATTCATACAACTCCGCTACCACCTCTTGTGTAGAAAAACTATCAATATTTAACTCACCATTAACTGTATTTTTTTGAAGCTCATTAAGACACTTGCGAATATCCGGGTAGAGAGACTTAATAAAAATAACGAACTGTTTATTATTAAAAACTTTAATTTTTTCCGTTTTAAGAATATTGAAGCATCTTTTAACAACTGCTTCAATATTAGGAGTTAGATCGAATGTTTGACATCTGCTAAGTAATGCGGGTATTATTTTATATTTGTAATTGCCGGTAAGAATAAATCGAGTGTAGCCTGAATATTCCTCCATGGTATTTCTTAATGCTCTTTGAGCGTCTATAGAGAGAGCATCAGCTTCATCAAGAATTACAACTTTAAGTTTGCCGTCTATGCTCTTAGTTTTGGCAAAGTTAATAACCTTATTCCGTACTGTATCAACGCCATTCTCGTCGGAAGCATTTAAATACATATACTGACATTTAAGTATATCTTTAACTACAACTTTTGCTAGTGTAGTTTTACCGCACCCTGGTGTGCCTACTAGCGCCAGGTTAGGTATTTCACCACTATTTTTAAAACTATTAAATTTATTAAAGTTAGCAGGAGATAAAATTATGTCCTCTAACACCTGAGGTCTATATTTTTCAACAAATAGATTATCTATATTCATTCCGTTGAATGTAGGTTATTTGCCGGAAGAACCAAACCCCTTTTCACCTCTTACGGATTCCTCGACCTTGCCCCACTCTAATGTTAGGTCTAAATTAAGATAAAATACAATTTGTGCACATCGATCCCCTGCTTTTATAATATAATCTATATCTGAGAAGTTATAGAGTTTTACTCCGCAATCTCCTCTATATTCGCAATCTACAATACCGGGATGAGCCATTAGACTGTGCTTAAAACCTAACCCAGATCTCGATTCAATTTTAAACCAATATCCGGGAGGTATAAAGGCTACTTTAATACCTACAGGAACTACAGCAGATCCTTTTGCAGGAATAACAATCGTTTCCGTTGCATATATATCAAACCCTGTATCCGATTTATGATTTTTAG